TGGTTGGCGTCGCCGCCGCCGAATCTGGTCCGGAATACAACCCCTCGGTGTCGGCGAATACCTTCCGCGCGAGATAGGCTTCTGGCTCGGGTTGAAAGAATGCCGGTACGGCGACGTTACGGTACGTAAAGGAGAAGTACGTGCGGTTTGATACACCTTCGGACGTGGAGACGATTCACGCTCTTGATCGAGAATGGCTGTGGCCGGTTGCGGACAAGAAGTGCCGCAAAGTCATTTTCGACTACGTTGTTGATCTGCAGGAAGTCATCAAGCGGTGTCGGGGAAGACGCACCGCGGTTCAGGCAGGTGGGAACATGGGTGTGTGGCCATGGATCCTGGCCGATGAATTTGAGCAGGTCTATACTTTCGAACCGGATCTGCGATGCTACGAGTTATTGAGGCGTAACCTTGAGGGTTGTTCGAACATTAAGCATCAGCACGCGGCGTTGATGGATATTATCTGCTACGTCAAGATCGCCAATGACAAACCGAACAACCTGGGAGCGCAGTACGTAGTTCCCCACCATACTGGGGTTCCAGCGATCACTATCGACTCGCTGCGGCTTGAGTCTTGCGATCTGCTGTACTTGGATATCGAAGGTGCAGAACTCCCGGCGCTGCTTGGAGCAGAGAACACGCTGGACAAGTTCCACCCGGTGGTGGTGGTCGAAGATAAAGGGTTGTCTTCCCGGTTCGGTGTGGACATGGGTGATGCGGAGAAGTGGCTTCAGAAATTTGGCTACCGTGTGGTGGATCGCCCGCATCGAGATGTGGTGTTGGTGTGCGAGTAGCGTGTGTACTGAGGTCGGGGGGCGAGTATAATCCCCGCCACGCGGTAGCCTTGGCCTCACAAGTCAAGCAGCATCTCCCCGGCGCGGAGTTGATCTGTTTGTCGGACGCCCAGGTCCCGGGGGTGCAGACGATTCCGCTGGAGCACAAGTGGCCCGGTTGGTGGTCAAAAATGGAACTCTTCTCGCCAAAGATAGAAGGGGATTTACTCTACTTCGATCTCGATACGGTGATCCTTGGCGATATCTCCGAGATCATTCCCGATAAGTTGACGCTGCTTCGCGACTTTTATCGGGACGGATTGCGGCGTGAAGAAGGACTGCAGAGTTCGATGATGTATCTCCCCGAGGAGGATCGCGCCGAGGTGTGGGACGTTTTCGCCCGCAATCCTGCCAGAGCAATCATGGAATACGTTCGCGGTGGCGATCAAGCATTCCTTGAGAAATTATATATGGATCGGGCGGAGCGATGGCAGGATGTTCACCCCGGGGTGGTGGTGTCGTATAAGGTGCATTGCCGTAAAGGCGTCCCCGAGGACGCGAAAGTAATCTGTTTCCACGGCCGTCCGCGACCGTGGACGGTACCGGAGTACAAGAGGTTCTACGAGTAAATGGCGATCGAGACTCCCAGCAAGATAGGGTTGATCAGCAAGGCGCTGATTCTTATCGGCGAAACTCCGCTGGACTCGCTATCCGATAATCGCTATGGAGCGACGGTCGGGTCGAATTTGTTCGAGATCATCTACGAGTCAGAGCTTCAGTCTAACCGCTGGCGTTTCGCCATGACGAAGGACTCGCTCTCCCGGCTCGTTGATGCGCCACTGAATCAGTGGCAGTACGCTTATCAGCTTCCGTCTGATCTGCTCCTCCCGATAGGCGTGTATCCGAAGGCGCCGTATGAAATCTACGGCGATCATCTCTACACTGATCAGTCGAGTGTGGAACTGGATTATATGTTCAAACCGGCGGTCAGCGAGATCCCGGCATACTTTTCGCTCTTGATGACTTACGCCCTCGCGCGGGATATGGTCAAACCGATCACCGAGTCCGATAATGCGGTGACGGTGTTCCAGAACAAGTATCTACAGCAGCGTAATCGCGCACTCTTCGCCGATGCGCAGGGACGGCCGAGCCAGGTCGTGTTCGACAACCCCTTCATTGATGCCCGTGCCTAAATCACACGTCATCCAGACTTCCTTCCTGAACGGAGTGCTCGACCCCCGGGCCGCCGCGCGTGTTGATACCTCGGCGTACAATCAAGGACTCCTCCGCGGTATCAATGTCGTCCCGGTCCATCTTGGGGGCGTGCGCCGTCGTCCAGGGCTTCGCTACTGCGCGACGCTCCCCAACATCTTGGAGCGAGTGTCCGCTGGTGTAACGGTGACGGCTCCTAATGGTGGTACGACGGCCAACGCCAATGATGACAATGACTCGACATTGGTGACGACTACCAACAATGTCAGTACCACCGATCCTTATGTCGTCGTTCACTATGATATCGGCAGCGCCCAGGAGATTCTCTTCGCGGACTGCCTCGGCATCTCCAGTACTTCCGGATCCAGCACCGAGTTCTGCATCCAGTACAGCACGGATGATGCGGCGTGGACGACGCTGGGTTCCTCCTTCGAGGCCGTAGACACCACAGCACGTCATTACCGGCGCGCAGGCCCCATCACCGCTCAGTACTGGCGCATCGTCAAGATCGGCGGCACGACGATGGGGACGGCGAAAATCAATGTCTTTGGCTTCAATCTCTGGCTGGATACTGGTACGATCTCCAAGGCTCGGGCGATTGCGTTCGAAGTGTCTACCTCTGAACCCTATGTAGTTGTTCTGACAGATCGATCAGCGACGATCTTCACAGGTAGCGCCATCGTTGATCGCCAGCCTATGCCGTACACGAATTCCCAGATCATGGACGTGGACGCAGCTTCCTTCGCTGAGACGCTGGCCTTGGTGCATGAGGACGTATCTCCACGATTCTTGATTCGCGAAACGACGACGAACTTCCAGCAGTTCGAAATGGACTTCGTCAACGTCGCCCAGATCGACTATGCGGACAGTTTGAGCCCGACGCCCGTGTCAGACGTGCAGGTGGTTACGTTCACCAGCTTCGTCGAGGGCGACACTTTCCAACTGGCGCTCGAGGGCGCCAAGACTGCAGCCATCTCCTACTCTGGCGCCAATGCCACTACGGCGGCTAACATCGCCCGCGAGGTCCAGAAACTCTGGAGCGTACAAGCGTTCACTGGGGTGAGCTGCAGCGGTACAGGGCCGTTCACCGTGACGTTCGCAGATGCCGCTGCGGACGCCTACGACAAGATGGTCGGCACGACACTTACCGGGACAGGCACGATCACGGTGTCTCACTCCATCACGGGTACCTCGCGTAAGGAGCCAGTGTGGAGTGCGACGCGCGGCTACCCCAGGACGGTCGAGTTCTTCGAAGGCCGCATGTACTTCGGTGGCACGGCTTCGCGCGAGCAATCCATCATCGGCAGCCAGGTCAACAACATCCTCGAGTTTGGTATCGGTGAGGGGCTGGACGACGACGTGGTTTTCGTCACGTTGAATGGTCGGCAACTCAACGCCATCCAAGGGTTGTTTGCCGGACGCAGTCTGCAACTCCTGACGAGTGGAGGCGAGTTCCGGTTCGTCAAGGAGTTGGGCGTACCAATTACGCCGGCTGACTACCCAGTCAACCAGACCCAGTACGGCGCAGCTAAGGTCCGTCCCGTGACGATCGATGGTGCAACGCTCTACGTCCAGCGTAACCGCAAGTCTATCCGCGACTTCCGGTTCGACTACCAGCAGAACGCCTACGACTCGATCGGCGTATCCTCACTTGCCCCGCATCTGATCTACGACGTGCAGGACATGGCGGCGTGGAACGGATCAGCGAGCGATGAGATCGGACTGGTATTCGTCGTCAACGGCACCAACCCGGATACGAGCGACGAGGCTTTTCCGAATGGTACGGTAGCGGTCTATAACTCTCGTAAGGAAGCGCAGATCCAAGCGTGGACGATCTGGACGACGGACGGAGAGTTCAAGTCGGTTGCAACGGTGAATACCGACATCTTCTTTATCGTCAAACGTACGGTGAATGGGGTTGACTACCTGTTCTATGAACAGGCTGATGACTCGTACTACACCGATGCGGCAGTACAGGAGTACCATTTGACCCCGTTAGCTACCGTGTCGGGACTCGAGCACTTGAACGGGAAAGAGTGCCGAGTTGTGGCAGATGGATTCGTCCTGTCTAACGTCACGCCTTCCGCTGGTACGGCAACGATTGATCAGGTTTCGACCTACGTTGAAGCGGGCTTGGATTGGACGCCGGAAGTCACGCCAATGCCGCTGCAGACGCTGACCCCGGTCGGATCGAACATGATGGCCAAGCGGCGTATCGTGAAGATCAAGGCCAAGGTACGCAATACGCTGGGCCTGCTGGTGAACGGCCGGGTACTGCCTGATCGGTACTTCGATATCGACTCGTACGACTCCGCGGCGACGCCTTACACGGGAGTTCTGCCGCTGGAGGAGACGACCAACTGGGATGAAAAGCAGGATAAGTTGGTGTCGCTGACACAGGTGGACCCGCTGCCAATGGAAATTCTCGCGATTGAAGTTCAGCTTGAGGGGGATGTGTAATGGCGTTTCTAGGCCCGCTAGTCCCACTGCTGGCCAGTATTGGCGGAGGTTCCGCAGTGGCTGGTGGCGTGATGTTAGGCACCACGTTGGCTAGTGGTGCCATGTCAGCGATTTCAGCTCGTAACGCCGGTATTGCCCAGGACCAGCAGTACAAGTACCAGGCGTATACGGAGGGGCTGGCAGCCAAGCAGCGTGAGATCGAGCGCCGGCGCGACTTGCTTCGTTCTCTCTCGTCAATGAATGCTCAAGCAGGTGTTGGGGGAGTTGAGACAGGAGGATCGATCGGCGGAATCATCATGCGAAATATTCGTGAGAACCAGAATGATCTTCTGACCAATGACGCCAACCTTTCCGCAACCCGGAGTGCGTTGGGGGCTGCGGGGCGTAACGCCAAGCAAGCGGCAAATACCCAAGCGGCGCT